CAGCCCGCCGAACTTGACCTGCGTGCCCTTTCGGATGCCGTCCTGATAGACGATGCTCGGCAGCTTCATTTCGTCTCCTCCTCCCGAAAGACGAGGAAGCCGTCCAGCGCCTCGATCAGCGCGGGCTTGATCTCCGCTGGCGCCGTTACCTCGATAGGCGTGAAGTCGATCTTCGTCTCCGTGTCCGCAAGCGCCTTGCGCTTTTTTTCGTATTCCTGCGCGCTTCCCCTGATTGCAAAGCGCCCGCTGCCGGTCATGCGGATGTTGCCGTTCTCGTCCGTGTCCGCATATTCCTCCACCAGAGCGCGCTCCTCGCGCAGAAAGAAGTCCGTCTCGTCCGCCGTGGCCCGTTTGACCTTCACCACGGCCAGCGCGAGGCCGTAGGGGAGCCGCTGCTGGCTCATTTCCTGCGCGGCAAGGTTGGCGTTGACTGCTTCAATGAGTTTCATGTTCTGCTCCTTTCCAGAGCGCGCACGCGCTCTTCAAGCCGTTGGATCATGTAGGTGTGCAGCGCCGAGAAGTCGGCATAGCGCAGACCGTACTCGAAGGTGTCCGTCTCCGGATTGATTACAAGGCCCGCAAAGTCCCCGTTGGTGAGGCCCGCTTCGCCCAGCGCCTCCTCGACCTCCTGCGCGATGTAGCCGGTGTGCAGCCGCCCGCTCCTGCCGTCCCTCATGCGGAACGAGCACGGCTTCAAAGCGCGGAAGAAATCTTCGTATCGGCTCATGTCGTAGTCGATGTCTTTCTTTGCCCGCCGGTCCGAGCGCACGGTCAGCTCCTCCGTCGCATAGCAGCCGCCGGAGCACCAGATGCTCGCGCCGTCACCGGTCATACGCGCGCCGGCGTTCGTGGCGATGAAGTAATAGTCCTCGTTGCTGCCCGACAGGATCGCGCCGTAGGTCATGCTCACGCCGTCGCTGCCGTAGCCGCACCCCATATAGCCGTAGCTCCTGCCGCCGGAGGTGAGCGTGAAGCAGTTGGACACATCCACAAGGTTCGCGCGGATCGTGCCGGTCGTGATGTTGTCCGCGTTGATGATCGTGTAGCGGTTCGACCTCTCCAGGTCGGTGAAGGCCACAAGGCCCGAGAACCAGATGTTTGCGCTGGACACGACGACGCCGTTGCTCATGAGCGAGATCGTCGAGTCCTCGCCGTCGTTGCTCGCCCGCAGCGAAAAGCCGTTCACGGTCTGCTGGAGCGTCGTCACCCGCCCGTCCGTGTTCGAGATGCGCGTCGAGAGGGAGGAGGCCGTCTGCTGGAGCGTCGAGATGCTCCCGCTCTGGTCCACTATCGCGGTCGCCAATCCCTGCGCGGTCTGCTGGAGCGTGCTGATGTTCCCCTCGTTGTCCGATACCCTCGTCTGAAGGCCCTCTGCTGTGGCTTGCAGCTGTGTGATGTTGCCCTCGCTGTCGCTGATGCGCAGCGCCAGAGCGCCGGCGTCGATGGCGAGCTGAAGGATGCGCTCCTCGTCGTCCTCGATCTTCGCGTAGATCGGCTCGGTGATGGCGCTTTCCCACCGTTCCTTCGCCGTCTTGTTCATGTTCCCGAGATCGAGGTTGTGCAGTGTATAGCGCAGCTGCTCGACCAGCAGGTACATATAGTCCTGGATGCTTGTGACCTTTTCCTCCATCGACTCTTCGCCCGTGAAAGCCGGAAAATTCGTGTCGATGTAGAGCCAGTTGGAAGGCATTTGCTTTCCTCCTTTCCTGAGAAAAAGGACCGGCCGATGGCCGGCCCTTTCGTTTATGCGCCGTAGGCTCCTGCGCGGTCGTTGAATACCATCATGCGCAGCATATCCGCCGAGAGGTCCATGTCGGCAGGAAAGCCGTTCGCGTCCTTCGCCCCGCCGCCGCGGATGGCTCCCTTGGCGATCAGCTTCAGGACGGTATCGGCCGCCCACGGGGCCTTCTCGCGGATCTCCTGCATGGTGTTGCATCGCATTTCCTCTTCCTCCGTTTCCTCACTTGGCTCGTTGAGCCGGTTCCAGAACTCCGCCTTCCACTTCGCCTCGTTCTCTCTTCCTGCCCAATAGGCAGGGCAGAGCTTGCCGGTCACGTCGAAGTGGCGGATCACGTTCTTTTGGGGGACGTTGTACTTCGCCATCAGCTCGCGCGTCAGCTTCAGAGCCGCCGTGACGGTCTCCGGCGCGGGCGCATACGTCCCGTCGCGCTTCGCGTCGCACAGCTCGATGCTGATGCTGTTCGTGTTCCGGCAGATGTTGTAGAGCGTCCCGCCGCCCGTCTGCGGGCAGGATGGGTACTTTCTGCCGCCGACCGCCCAGGCAGTATGCAAGTCAGGCACGCTTTGGTAGATGCTGTTCGCGTCCACGAAGTAGTGCGCGCTGCTTTTCACCACGGTCGAGGCGTAATACCTGGCGTTGTTCTCCGCGGTATCGCCGTCGTTGCCGGTGTAGTGAATGACAATGTACTTGATGGCCCGTGCGTTCCGTGCGGGGCCATAATTCCCTGCGTTGGCGTGCAGCTGCTTAATTTCCATCCTTGCCCTCCGCATTGAGCTGCTTGACGAAATAGAACGTGATAATCATGGTGTAGATGTTGAGGAAGTTGTCGGGGATCGCATTCTGCACCGTTAGCACGCAGAATGTCACCGTGAGGGCAAGCGTCACAAGACTCTTGACGCTCAGGAGGTTTGCCAGTCTTTTATAAAGAATTTCCATCGTCTGTTTCCTTTCCGGACGCCGCTGCGTCCTTTCGTGTCGTTCGTTCCTTCAAAACCGTGCGCAGGCATAGGAAGAGCAGTTCCCCGCCGAAAAAGCCGAGGATCACGCCCAGGAGGGCCGCGGGGTCGTTTCCCGTCCTGGACATGATACGGAGCGCGTACCAGCTCGCCCCGGAGGCGGCGGCCACACAATAGGCGATTGTCACCTTTGCGAATAGGTGAGGAATTTTCCCGATCCGCTTCACGAGCCGGGAGAGACGAGAGGGCGTTTTCGCCTCATATTTCCCGCTCATAGCCCCACCCGGGCCAATATGTAGCCCACCACCGCCGCGGTGACGAGGAGGATCACTTTCTCGACGAGGGTTTTCCAGCGGTTCCCCGGCTCCGCTTCGATCTTCTCCACCTTGCCGGAGAGATCGGAGAGGTCGGTTTTAACCTCCTTGATCGCCTCCGTTTGATGCTTCTGCTCTTTCGCCATAACCTCGACCGAGGTCGCGAGGCGGTTTATTGCCTCCGTGCTTTTCTCGAGGTGGTCGAGCCTGTGCGTGTTCGATTTACTGCGGGCCTCCGTCTCGGCCAGCTTTACGGCCATTTCTTCGCCCGTCATGCCGTCACCCCCTCGGCGGTCTTGATCGCCGCTAAAATATCCGCCTTTAGTGTTAAGCCCGTGAGCGCGATCCCGTTCTCGGAGGCGTACTCCTTGAGCTCCGCGACGGTCATAGCGTCCAGGTCCTTAACCTCCGTCCACCCGTAAACCCCGGGCTCCCATACGTTATTGTCGAGATCGGACGTCCATTTCTTTTCAGAGTGGGAGACCTTGGCCCCG